AGACTATACCCAAGCTCTTTTGCAACGCCAAGCTGCAGCAGTAGCAGGTTGTCTTTCTTCAGCTCAGCCTTTACCGCTTTTCATGTCCAGTTCTTTGCCTTCCTCTGGATTGGTGATGATGGCAAGCATCATGGCTTGCAAGTCACTATCAAGCACATCGTTTTTCAGCTCAGCAATTTCACCGGACTGAAACAACCGCTGGCCGGCATCGTCAGATGCTTTGGTCACGAGCAGATTTAGCGCAAAACCGTTCGGGTCATCGCCACCTGGCATTTTCTGCGCGCGCTCGCGTTCTGCCATAGTCAAAGCCGTGGCATAAAACTCAAACGTAGTTCCATCGTTGAGTGTTACGACGCGCTTGATCGGCTGAAGATTGGCTGCTTTTTTGAGCCGTGCCAGTGCAGATGATGCCATGCAATAAATGTGAGTGGCCCCAGCATACGCCGGGGCCGTTCAGCTATCAAGCAGAAGTGCTGAAGTCAAAAGTGGGCGCACCCGCCGGGCGGAATGTGATCTCCACCTGCTGAGCATCATCGGGGTTGATGTTCAGACTGGCGGTCAGCAGCACGGCATCCATGGCAATGGAGCGGCTGAGAGCTTCGCTGCTTTGCTTGTCGGTGTACAGCTTGAAGGCGCAACCAACCTGCTGGCGCTGCAGCACGTCTTCCACCATGCGGTTGGACAGCGCAGCATCTTCGTTGGTGACGTAGATGGTGGCGGTGCCGTTGCCATCAGCGAAACCGGGGATGTAGGCGCGGAAGGGCGCGTACTGCCCAGCGGTTTGCCCGATGGTGGTGACGTCAATCTCGGCGCGGCTGATCTCAAACGACCAGGACTGCACTTGCCCGACTGCCGCATAGTCGGCGTAGTACACCTCGAACTCGTTAGGTGCTACAGCCGTGCCGTCGTCGGTGATGGCAAGGATGGTGCCACCGGCCGATGTGGAGACGGTCAGCGCGCCAGTAGCTGCGGTGTAGCTCAGCACGTAATAAGTTGTGGCGCCATCAATGGGAGACGGCAGCGTACCGGATCCAGATCCGCCGGTCTGGCTATTGACCACACGGAATTTCACCGGATCGCCAGCTTTGAAGTTCAGATACGGCTGAACGGTGATGACATCAGTGCTGGCGTTGACGCCAGATTCGGGGAAGTTGCCGTTAGTCCCGGCGGGTTTGTAGTAAAGGGCGCCGGACGTACCGGACAAAACAGTGACAGCCATGTTGTGAACGGTATTGGCTACCGTCAGTCTAAATACGCTTCAAACGTAGCAGTTAGCTGAGTCTGAAAGTAAGGCTCAGGCGCTGCTGGCGTTACTTGCGCTGGCCCTGAGGCTGCATCAAAGATGATGCTAGAAAACTTGGCGCGATCAAACAAATCTTTTAGCCGCTCTGCAATGGTGAAATTAGCAGCAGTGCCTTGACCCTGCGGCGTAAAAACGTTGATCACCAGCGTGCCAGTCTGGCGGTTAAAGCTGGTCAACGTGGCATAGTTGTTATCGCCAAATCGAATAAACACCTGCACCCATGGCGTGTTGTTGGGCGGCGTAAACGGCACGTTCTGATAGCTGACCGGATACGCAGGTGACAGCGCCATCTGCGTTGCGATGCGCCCTTCGATGGCAGCGCGAACGTCGTTGTAGGTGCTGCTCATGACTCCCTCCCGATGCGGTCAGCATTGACTTGCACAAAGCCTTGGATGTCCTTGGCGATGCCTTGCACCCAACCCGCTGGTGCTTGGTTGCTGCTGCCATTAGCAAGAGGCTCTGCGTACGGCAGGTTGTTGTGCACGCTGTAGACGTTGCCTAGCTTCTCTTGTTGGTAGCCGATGCGTTCAATCTGCGGTATGTCCCCATATGTGCCTGCAGGTTTCTCTCCGCCTGGCGCCGCATTTTCGCCTATCTGCCAGCTAACACGAAACCTGCCAGTGTCGACAGGGCTTGCCTGTTTGAGGCGGCTATCTGTTTCCAGCACTGCAACCCGCAGCAGTTTCTCCATCTGCTGGCTGGCGTAATCACCAATATCACCAACCTGGATTGTGCGTGCCATTATGCCCTCAGGATCAACTCGTAGGTGATCGGGGTGTTGTCCTGTTCGATGGTGCGCACCGTGATCACCTGATGCGTGATTGCTCCAATGAGCACTTCGTCGGCAGTGGTAGGTGGATTTGCAATGTCAGCCGCAGCGATCAAAAGCCGCTTGTCGTTTGCCTGAATCAGATCATTAGCCTCACGCAAGTTGACATCTTCCAGCACACCGCGCACTGTAGTGTCGGTGGTGGTTTCAGTGACGGTGCCAGTCGTTGGGTTGTAGGCGCCAGTCACCACGCGGCGGATGGTAGCAGTACCGCCAAACTTCGCCATCAGCTTGCTGGCAACCTTCCGTAGCGGGCTAGCTAATGCCATCAGGCAACCTGCACTGCTGTAAGGATAATGCCAGGGATGGAAGGATGCGCCGGTCCTGATGGCGACGATGGCAAGGATTGAATGCTGGCCGCAACGTTGGTTGTTGACCAGATCAATTCCAAGTAATCGCTAGCAGCAAGCTTTAGGACGTAATTTACGCAGCCGATGACATGACCATCAACGCCGCCATGACTGGAGATAATGCTGAACTTGCTATCCGATGCTGGTACGTCACCGGTGACGCCGCTATCGTTTTTGCGCAGCCAGATATTGATGTCGTGAATCGAAGCGCTTGTGTTTACAAACTGGACAGAGTAAATGACGCTGTAAACACCAGCACGGGAGAACGTAACGCGCGAGCCAGAAACAATGCTAACGCCACGACTGTCCGGATCTGTTGAATTGATTCCAATCGGGTAGTCAGTGTTAGCAAGCGTCGCAATCTGTTGAGTCGTATCGTAAAACGATCCCCACAACATTTGATTGCGGACGGTATCGAGTTGACTGGTGAACGGATTGAGCTTGAATGCCATTGCTCAGCTCCGAACAACGGTAAGCAGATTATTGTTGCCGTCGTAGGTCATTGTCAGTACTGCTACGGTCTTGCCGCTTGTGCCGCCACGCTTGTACGTTGCAGTTAGCAAGTTGTTTGCGCCGTCGTATGTATTGACAATGCAATCATGCGTAGGGATTTCAAGCCCCTCGCGTGCTACCGCATCACCACCACCAGGGAGAACGTAAGCCATCAGAGCCTATAAGCAACAACAGTGCCGCTAGTCAGAGTGATGCTGGTGAAGACGCCTTCGATCTCAGTGCTTGCCTTGAATGGGATGGCGCTCAGCGTGTTGCCGGTCCAGTCCATTGCAGTCAAGCTGGCGATCACCGAATCCTCAAGGGCAACGATCTTGCCAAAGCGGCCGGCATGAGCTGCAGTGTCGTCGATGAACTCAGCACCGGGATACATGTAACTCATGACCGCTTGATTGCAAAGTTGCCTGGTCCGCTAATTCTAAGCCCGGTCAGGTATCGCTCTACGATCGGTGGGATTTTATCGACGCCAACAGCGCCATAGCCAAGGTTTGGCGTCACGTCGATACTGCCGATCTTGACGTTCTTGTAATCCTCCAGTCCACTCAGCCCAATGCCGTCGGGGTTGTTGTTGAGGTATGTGGCAAGCACAACCTGCGCATACTGCACTTGCTGCGGGATCTCGTCGTCGGTGTAGTAGTCCGTCGTGATGCGAAACGGAAAGCCGACAGCATAGGTATTGATGTAGGTGTCAGGCTTGCGCACGCCGGTACGCGGCCACTGCAAGGCTTGCGTATCAGTAGCGCGAGCACCTAGGAACCGCTCACGATCCAATCGTTGAGTAGCGGTAAACAGCGCCCGATTCTTTTGATCAGTGGTAGCCGATGCCCATGCCGTTACATCAGCATCCTGCACAAAACCATCAATGATCTCCTGCGCTGCTGCCAGCGTCAGGTAGGAGTTTGCGCTTGCCGACCCTACGGTTGCGTTGATTGCTATTGCCATCGTTGGGTGGCTCCGTCATCTCAAGTTTAAGTGTGGGCTCTGCAATAGAAAGAGAGGCTGCCTCGTTAGAAGCAGCCTCCAGTTCACGCAGTCGCCGGAAGGCGAACATGCCCATCAGACGCGCTTAAGCAGCACGGTCAGGATCACGCCAGCCAGAGCGGTGGTGGTGCCGGTCACGTCAAGAGACAGGCGGTTGCCAGCCTCAAGAGTGAGGTCGCTGGTGGTAGTGGTCAGAGCAGGGGTTTGCTCGGTAAGAGCAGTGCCCTTGAAGTTGATGGTGGCGCTCAGAAGGTCGTCACCAGCGGTGGCGGCTTCAGTGCCTTGGCAACGACGAACGGTGCCGGTTACAGCGCCACCATCGCTACCAGCAGTGGCGTGAACTTCACGCACTGCAACCACTTCGCATTTAACGGGAGCAGTCCAGAATTGCACGTCGGCAATCGAGGATGCGCCGTAAAAAGTAGCTTCGAGGTACTGCTCGGTGGACAGTTCAAACTGGGAGGGTTGTGCCATGGTCAGTTACCTCAGTCAAAATTGGAGGTATTCGTCGAACGTACGATTCCCAGGTTTTTGGTTTCGTACACCTTCGACCAGTTGCCCACGGTCGCCAGTTGGGCGCGAGTGGGGTTAGTGGTGGTCACGCCCCACTTAGCGCCAACCGGGTGGTAGACGTAGTGCAGGTCGATCGACATGGCATCACTCTTGGCGAGGATGTCACGGTCGGTTTCGGTCTGCATTGCCATCTGCTCACCGCTGGCAATAGCGCCTTGGGTGAAGAAATAGGTGGCGTACTCAGTGGTGGAGCCGCTGCCTTCGGTTTGCACGTCGTCAGAGACGATGACGCGCAAACCGCAATACGTTGGTACATCCACGCTGCCGCCATAAGCAGCAACGAGGGAGCCGCCGGACTGAGTGGTGCTGGTGCCGCGAGCTTCAGCAGTCGACACATAGTCGATAGCCTTGCGCTCAACCAGGTCGTAGTACACCTTGGAGTGCATAGCGATAGCGGTCAGCTTGTCGCCTTGGTCACCCAGCAGCGACTTGGCTTCTGCCACGTGACGCGGGGACAGCACAGTCGGGGTATCGCCCGATTCGCCGTCGATGGCCAGGGGGAAGAATGCAGCCGAGCTAGAGGTGGTGCCCAGGGTGCCGAACACGCCGGCGAGGCAAGACAGCAGATCCTTTTGGCGCTGGTTAGCGATGTAATCAGCGATCTTGGCGCCGATGGCAGCCATGGGGTCAGAACCAGCAGCCAGAGCAGCCAGGTCACGAGCCTCAAAGGCGCGGCCACGGTGCAGGATCACGCCGACTTGCTTGTCAGCTTGGATCTTGCCGGGGGTGAGGCTGCTGCTGTCGGTCAGCACCTCGAAGTCACCGGAAAGGTTGGCCTTCCAGAAAGGAACGTTGATGAAATCACCGCCCTCGGTGGCATTTAGCTCCGCCAGAGGCTGCACCACACCGGAAGCCAAGAAGGCATCACGCTGAGTGGTTTGCTCAATGACGTAAGGCGTAAATACCTCGGGGATGATGATGTCAGAGCGAAGGGTCGCCATGACTAATCCTCAAAAAGGGTTTACGGATGTGGGCGCAGCCCTAGGCTCAATGTGGCGCAGCCATCACGAGCAGACACTCAAATACTAACGGTTAGCCGCTGCTTTCATCCGGTCGTATAGGTCGCGGTCTGTACGGAATAGGCGTGACTGCTCAGTGAGGTTGAATCCTTCGCGGCTGAATGGATTAGCCATGCCGGCAGGGATGGTTCCATTATTGCCGCCGGTTGGTGCGCCACTGCCTTGCGGCTTGGGTTGCTTCTGCATCCATGCAGGCAGCGTCTTGGCCCATTCGCTGACGGGTGTGCGCTGGTAGCCATCGACGACGACCACGGTGCCATCCGCCTCGCGTTGGATTGCATCAGGCGACAGCTTGGTCTTAAGCACAAGATCAGGATCGTGCACGATCTCAGCCAATGCCGTGACTGCTGGTGTGACCAGCTCTAGCTCGCGGACGCGGGACTCAAGTTCTGTAATGCGCTGGTCCTTCTCCGCCGTCGCCTCACGGAACTGCTGCTCCAAAGCCTGCCGGGCTTCTTGATACTTGCCTTGGGATTCAAGCTGCTGTTGTTCGTAATTGCGCTTGAACTCCAGCAGTTCATCGACATTGACCCCATCAGGCGCCTTGGACTTCTTTGCTGCACGCAGCTCTGCAATCAGCTCTTGATTCTTGCGTTCTAGCGCTTCAATACTGCGCTGCAGTACATCAGCATTCCCAGTAGTAGCCGCAGGCTCCTGGGTTTGTTGTTCATCAGACATGGATAAGCCGCAGGCTTAATTACGCACTAAGGCTATCACTTACGCTTGCGCTTTTTAGCAGTCTTTGCAGCAGCTTTGAATGCAGCAGCAGATGGCCTGCCGGCTTCACCCTTGCGTGCCATGCGTTCATCGCTGCCAGCCTCGATGCGTCGGCGCTTGGCGGCAATGTTGGCGTAAAGTCCGGGCTTTTTGGCTGCCATCACTTCCTCTTGCGTGATTTGCCGGCTTCAGATAGGGCAATTGCTATTGCCTGCTTGCGGCTTTTTACTTTTGGACCCTTGCCGGGTCCGGGCTTGCCGCTTTGGAGTGTTCCCCGCTTGTACTCGCCCATCACCTTGGCTACCTTGTCCTTCTTCTTGGCCATCCCGCCATTCCTCAATACCTGTTAGCAGTGTAGAGCCGTCAGCTGTTGCCCAACCCTTGTCGGTGTAGATAGCTGGCACCCATGCCTCGCCATGCAGTGCTTCTACGGGATCACTTGAAATGAAGTAGATGCCAGCATTCTGAAAATGACGGAGGCTAGGCAGGTCCATATCGTGCGCGAAGCTGCTCCAAGGTTAGCTCTGAGCCGTCATCACGGACTAGCTTGGCGATGGCTTGATCAGGCCCGCGATCTTCGGCAAGCCTTCTAAAGTATTTCGCCTTTTCCGCGCCCAGCGCTTTCGCCTGCCGGGCTAAGCGATCGGCGTCAGATTCGCCCTTTTGTTTGTTTGCTAGCCAGTCGCCGTAAGTCTGATCCGCCGGCACTTGACCACCTGCTGATGCACGCTTAGCTGGCGGTGGTGGCGTGAAGCCCAGCTCGTCGTAGTCGATCACCGGCACCGTCGTGCTGCGGCAGTTGAAGTGCTGCGGTGGTGTTGGGCCTTTGCCGTATTCAAACTCGCGGCCATCCAATGCACGGCAAATGCTGCTGGTTCGGGTATCCAGTGTTGCCACATAGCGATACTTTTTAGTGATGTCTTGATTGGCTTCATACACCTGCTGGCTAGCTGCATTGGCTACTTGGTTAATGCTGGTGCGCACAAGGCTAACGATCTGATTATCAGCAACCGCTGTTGCCTGGCCGCCTGCTGCAACTAGCTGCTTCACGGTCTTGGCTTCTTCGCCAAATTCAAGGTTTCCGATCAGCCGCTTGGCAATGGCTGGCGTCGGCTCACCAGTCAGCAAGCCTTGCCGCACGACTTGCGAGAACCGCTCAGCCTGATCCACGGCAATGCCGCGGAATGCTTTGGTGACCACTTCGCCATTGGGCAGCGTGATCGTGGCGCCCTGCGCTGCGGTGAGATTGAAAACTCCAGATCCAGCCTGGCGCGCTAGCGCATCGGCGCCATACACAGACTTGTACAAATCATCCGACAGTGCCACCACGTTGATCTGCGTTGGATCAGTGGTGACCACTGACTGCGCAAACTGCGGGCTGATCTCAACGGTGCGCACTGCATCACGTGCACCTGCCGGCAATGCGCGCCGCAGTTGATCGGTCACAAACTCAGACTGCAACTGCGCAATGCCTTGCAGCTCCAATGCGGTCAGCTCCGTTGCATCGCCTGCCCACGTACCAAGCGAGTCCTTGAGCTGCGCAAGGATCGCCCGCAGCCGCGCTGCCTTGACTGGTGCCGACAGCTCATCAATGGTGCGCAGCTGGTTGACTGCATCAATGATGATGTCGTTGTAGGCATTGATCACACGCCGCGCAACGCTATTGCTGTAGCGGTTCAGGTCGATTGCATTGCGGTAGAGCGCTTCTGGTGTGCTCATCGTTCAATGCCAAGATCTTCCGGTTGATAGCCGCTGCGGATGCTGACATTAGCGCCGCGGTTCAATGCAGTGGTGATCAATGCAGCAAATGCGTCGTAACCGTTTTGGCCGTCTTCATACAAGATTGTCTCGTCAATTTCATCTGGCTTGCCTTGCTTGTACCAACTGATCCGCACGATGGCTAAGACCTCTTCCGGCAAGGCGCTGACGTGATAATCAAGCTCCTGTCTCCTGGGTTTCCTCGGTTCCATCCATATCATCAGGTCCACTAAGCGGTCGGTTACCCAGTCCAGCAGGTTGTAGATCAAGCCCCGCATTGGCCGTAGCTTCAAGCTCCTCATCTACGTTAAAGTCGTCTCCTAGCACGTCGCCTTCGGCAAGCTCACGCAGCAACGTTTCTTGCGTGATGGTGCCTGCGGTGTAAAGCTGCAGCAGCGCTTGGATCTCCTGCGGCTCAAGGCGTGTGCCGAGGAAGTCACGGTTGACGTAGCTGCTGCCGGGAGATGTGTTGTTGCCGATGTACTGCGCATGAAACTGCAGGCAGTTGTCGATCATGTCCTGCACGTTCTGCGCGATCACCATCATGGTGCTATCGCCTTGACTGCGATCAATGCGCTTTGCCTCAGCAGTTTCAGCCGATAGCTTCTGGCCCAACACTGCAGATAGCCCTAGCTCGTTGATCTGCAATGCAAGCTGCTCAAGCCTGCGGAACTGATAGTCAAAACTGCGGCCAGCGGGTTCGATGTATTCAGCGCGGCCATCAGCGGGGAATGCGATGGCTTCACCCGGTCCAGCGCTGACTTCTTCTGCTGCAGACGGGAAGCCATAGAACGCCAGCATCGGCACAGCGCTGATGTGGAGCTGGTTGTCGAGGTCGCTTTGGATCTGATATGCCTTGAGGTTCAGCTCAGCGATGTCTTCCAGCGGCGGACGTGACTCCATGAAGCTATGGCGCTGCGCATAGGCGACGCTAAACGGGATCTCGCTAAGGCTGGTGCGGCCTTCGTCGACAACTTCAAACTCGCCGTTGTCTTGCTTTTGGTGGAGTTGATACTCACCTGGTGTCAGCACCCGGATCTGCTCCACTGCCTTCTCGCCGAAATCGCCGTCAGGCACGGTGACCATCTCAGCCAGTCGCAATTGCGTGAGCACCTGCCGGCCTTCCTGCTGCTCAGCACGCCAGCCTAAAATCTGGCGCGGCGTGTATGTCACCCAGTAGGGTCTACCCCCATCAGCAGGTGCATCCACCAGTACACCAACGTGGCCATAACGAACCATCTTGCGGGTGGTTTCGTAGGTCCAGACGTTGAGGTCATTGCCTTGCAGGTCAACATCAAACAACTGCTCACGAATCACATCCGCCGTGTCGTCAAGCCTTACAGGCTTGCGCGTCAACATGCCAGCCAGCATCCGCTCTAGCCGTTGATAGAACGGCGGGCATACGCTGCGCGCTAGGCGGTTGTCATAAGACTCGTCTAGCTCGCGCGGCTCTTGCGGCAGATACCGGCGATGCTTGCGGCGCATCCCATAAGTGCCTTGCAGTAGATCCTCAATCAGGATCCAATGCGCCTCTTGTGCATACCACGCCGTATTGGCATCCTGCACGCGAGTAACGCGGCGCTGCGCAATCGGCCGGTCGTAGTTATTAAAGCCGGTGTACATTACAGCGCCGCAGTCATAGGTGCAGTTTAAGCAGCAGTCAGCGTAATGCTGTTGCCGCGTATCTTGATGTCAAACTCAGCGCCGGGCTTGTAACCCATCTCGCGCAGGTAGCCGTCACCAATCTGCAGTTTGCCGTTGAATTGCACTTTGGCTTTGTAGGTCAGGCCGCGGCCGCGCTTAGGTGCCTTTTCAAGCTCAAAACCTTTTGCTTCGAGCAATGCGTCATAGAAGGCGCTGAAGCTCAATCGTTCAGTGCCATCTGTTTTGAGCGAGGTGTAGCCGCATTCTCGCACCATTTCGGTCTTGGTTGCATTGCCGGCCAGTTCTTTGACCTTGGCGAGTAGTTCAGCACCCTTGAGCATGGGTAGGGGTAATGGTTGGCGGAATCAATATAGTCTGATACCCGTAGATCGCCCAGCACCTGCGTGCAATGGGTTGAACTCACGCCAGACCAGGTAGCCCAATGCGTCGTTCATGTGGTCGTGGCCGGCATCCTTGTCGGGGTCGCCCTTGTCGGTGTAGCACTGCAGCTCTAGGCATTCGATCAGTCGCTTGCAGCGCTGGTGGATGGTGAGTCTGACCTGGCCCTTGCCGTTTTCCAGCAAAGCCTGAACAGCAGCCACGCGATCACGGACGGGAGGATTTGCCCGTGGTGACTGGTTGGACATGCCGTAGGACTCCAGGATCTGAATGTCGGTCTGGCTTGCGTTGGTGCTGCGGTTGCCGCCGCTGGCATCTGGGTAGATGTAGATACGCCGCTGCGGGTAACGCGCTTGGATCTCTTGCGCCAATGCGTCGGTGTCATGAGCGCCGCTGATCTCATCAATCAGTAGCAGGCTGCTGCCGGTGCGGATGCCGATCACGGCAGACATGTTGCCAACGTTGAAATCAACGCCAATACGCAGCGGCTCGCGGTCCAGGTCCGGCAGCTCAAATACCACGTGCTTGTCGCGGCTGAAGCGGTCGTAGATGGTGCCGGTGGTGAGATTGACGAACTCCCCATCCAAGTAGGCCCGCAGCAGATTTGGGTCGTAGTTGGCCTCTAGCCGCTCGATAAAGTCCGGCGGCAGATGCGGGTTGTCTGCTGATCGCATCTTGATCAACTTGCGATCAGCACGCCCTTTGGCGTCCTCGCTGCCGAATGTGTTCCACATCCAGCGGAAGCCCTCTGGTGTGGATGCAGCACCAAACTGCCGCACGTTGCCGGACCGCAGGCGGCCAAGGATCTTGGGGAATGCCTTATTGGCAATGCTGGGCGTCACGGTGTCGATCTCATCGGCGAGCACCCAAGCAAGGTTCAAGCCGATGATGCGGCTCCAGTTCTCGAAGCTGCGACACAGGATCTTCGTGTCGCCGCCCGGCAGGTGCAGCATGTATTCCGGCAGCGGGCTTGCCCTGAAGGTGTATGGGATCTCATACGCCTCCAGGAAGTTCTCGAAGTCGTTCTGCCAGATATCGCGGATCAATGGGCCAGTCGGTTCCATCACAGCGCCGATGAAGCCTTGATTGGCCGCGGCCAGCATCACCGCCTTAGCGCACAGCGCACGTGTCTTACCGGCGCCGTAACCGGCTGAGATGCCAATGATCTGCGTGTCGCTGTCGTCTACAAACTCAAGCTGCCCTGGGTGCAGATCAGCGCGGATGCGCTGCAGTAGATCGCCCGTGTCCTCTTGCGTTGCGACATCCATAAACCCAAGCAGGCTGCCGGGTTGGCAGATGCCGGCAAGCAAGCTCATGACATCTCAAACCGCAACAGCTTGGCCTGATCTTCTAGCGCTTTGATTGCAATGCTGAGGTTGCCCTTGGCTCGTGCTTCACGCTCGTAATCCTGCAAGCGAGCGACAGCAGCAGCTAACCACTGCGGCCGCTCTAGCTCTGCATCCAACTGCATTAGTTGGCGAGCGCGAGACATATAAAGCTCAGTCTGCCGCTCGGATACTTGCCATGTTTCCGCGGCATAGCGCAGGATTTGCGTCCTGCTGTGAGCGCGCAACAGGAGATCGTAAACGGTGTTGACCCGCTCGTCGATCTCCGTGTTGGTGCTCTTCTTTGCCACCTATTAGCCCTTAATTTGCACAGGCATTACCAGATAAGTTACACCGTCCACGCCGCTAGGTGTCAATACCACGGGCGTGGTTGCCGTATTGGCGTGCAGGGTGATGGTTTCTGCGGGTTTGAACGCCTTGATGCCGTCTAGCAGGTAGTGGACGTTAAACGCCCATGCGCCATTGGCGGCGCCTTCCACCTTGAGCAGCTCCTTGCCGTTGTTGGCGTCTGCCTCGGCGGTGATGGCGATGGTGCCACCTGCTGCCTCGATCTTGACGATGGAGTTGTGCGCATCGGCAATGATGGCAACACGCTCCAATGCGCGGGTCAGGCGGCGACGGTCGGCGGTGATGGTGCTTTTGAACTCAGTAGGCAGCAGCTTCGCCACGTCCGGGTAAGTGCCATCCATGATGCGGCTGTAGATGGTGATGCCGTCACCTGCGTCGATCACGGCTTGCCCTTTGGCAACGGCGATGGTGACCACGCGATCCTGCAGCAGCCGCATGGTGCTGGCCGGTAGTACCAGGTCCAAGCCATCTGGCAGGTCAATAACGTAACGCATCAGGCGATACCCGTCAGTGGCTTCCATATGGCCGCTGCCGAGGTGAATGCCTTGGAGCATCTGCTTGCTGGCATCGGTGCTGGCGGCTGCCATGCAAGCGCGGATGCCGGCGGATAGGTGCAGCTCGCTCGTAGCGGCGTCCACAACCGGCAGCGCGGGGTAATCCGCCGCATCAGCCGCTGCAAGCCCGTAGGAGCCCGCAGAAGCGGTCAGAGCGCCATCTGCGAGGGTCAGAGCCTCATCGCCATCAAAGCGGCTCACAAGGCCAGCCAGCAGCCGATACGGCAGCGCTACAGCGCCATCGGTGTCCACTGCGGCCGGGATGGTGACGGTGATGCCGAGGTCAAGGTTGAAGCCGGTGATGGTCATGGCACCACCAGCGGATTGGATCAGGCAGCAATCAAGGATCGGATGGCTGCTGCGATGGCCAACGGCTGGCGCAATGGTGCGCAACGCGTGATCGAGATCGGCTTGGCAGGTAACGGCTTTCATTTGACGTTGGCGGCAGTGACGAGGCTGGTGATGATGCGTTCGTAATAAACGGCGAAGCTATCCACGAGCTCCATATGTAGCGGTACGCCGTCATCAATGGCGTTGTCGGCAATGGCTGCGGCGTACGCCACTGCCTGGGTCATGGTCTCATGCAGCCGATTGATCACCGGTTGCTGCTTGGCTGGAATGTGAATGAGCGATGACATATGCAACGAGAGTTTCAACATGACGGCGGTTCAGGTCACCACGCATGAAGGCGCAGGCGTCCGCCACCAGCGCATGGTACGCCGCCGTAGTCAATCCTGCAACAACCCCACCACTCAAAGCACGCTGCCGGATCAGGTGCGCACGCGGGATGCCATGCGCCGCTGCTTCGGCGTTAAGTCGCGCCAGGTCGTCACCGGTGACATTGATCTTGATTTCGGGCATTTCTGGTGCTGTTGATGGTGCAAATGGTAGGTCGGACGCAAAAACCCTGTCCACGACTGGGTTCGGACGCAAGCGGACGCAAGTCGGACGCAAAAAAACCAGTCATACCAAGGGAGGACGCAAAATCGGGGTTTCTCCTTACCCCCCCCTATATGTGTGTTTTGTTCACGCCGTTACATTCCCCCTCCTGTTTCCATACCTGACTTGATTTACCCCTATTTGCGTCCGAACAAGAGAAAAGGTAGATAGGGACTGGGTTTTTGCGTCCGAAATTT